TTTACTTGCTTTATCTGTGAAGAGGATTTTAGTTTTCCTCTTTACAGTAAAGATTATGTTGTTTGTAACAGTTGCTTCAAAAATTTGTAATGATAGAACTATTTATAGGTTGCTCTTTATTTCTTCAAACAGTTATAACTGAGCAATCTATAGATAACTACTTTCTGTGTAATCACTTACAAGATGTCAAACAATGGTATTACAAAACAGAACAGCATTTTGGAGATGATACTTTGTTTGCTTTAGCTATTATGTCTTGTGAATCAGATGGCAGGGCTAAGGCTACAGGGTATAATACAGATGGCTCTATTGATCAGGGTTTGTTTCAATTTAATAACAGAACTGAAAAATGGTTAGAAAAAGATATCTATAATAGAGAACTAGATATGTATGATGTAGAAACCAACATTAAAGCTGCTAGGTGGCTTTCTTTTTATGATGGTTGGCATCATTGGAACAGTAGTAAACATTGTTGGGGCAAATATGCCAGAAGTTAATAAAAACAATAGAAGATTTTTTGTAGAGGATGAATATAATTTATATGATGTTAAAAAAGCTAGACCATTTTGGCAGGATATATGCACAGTTAATGGATGGGATATAGTAAAAGATGATGAGGATTTTAAAGAGGACTTTGTTTGCCAGATCAATAATGAATTATATTATATGGAGTTACAGGTTGTTGGTTATTGGCATAATTTTGACTTATCTTATATCTCTAATGTAAGAATTTCAGCAAGTAAAGTTAAATTACTAAGAGAAAAAAAGAATGGTGGATTAGTATTTTTAAACTGTGTTCCTAATAGATTTTTTGCTATTCATGTAGATCAAGTGACTGAGGATATGAAAAAAGACTCAGTAAGAGAACAATTCTATGAAATACCACTCAGAAGCATTAATGTTAATGAAGTTAATGTATTAGATACAGATTTATGTGATTGCTTAGAAAATCATTTACCAATTATGAAGAGAAGTGATGGCAGAATGGCTTTTGCACAAAAAGATTACAACATAAGGGGGGCTAATGGAATATGCTGCTGATGATATAAATTATGGCTATATGAGCATCCTTATGCACATTAATTCAGAATATACTTTAATTGACAAGATAGAGAACATAAGAGAAATAGATGGAACTATAGTGCATCCTATTTTTGGTACAAATAAAGGTGGAGTTACCTTTACTTTATTTCTTAGAGGCTTTTATACAGTTTTTGAGGCAGTTATGAACTTTGGAAATAGGTTTGATGTTTATGTAGTTAATGAACAGGGCAACACAACTATGATTGATGAGGATTTAGATCATTTAATTTCTCTACTGCATATACTTTATATAAACAAGAAAGCAGAGGAGGATGAATTGCTTAACAGGGCTTTAAATCCACACACTTATAGAAAAGTTGCAAAAAAGATGTTCTACAATGAAGATCCCCCATTTTAAAAAGAATTTAAAAGTTAAATTTGTAGAAGCTGCAACAGATTTTATTGATCCACCAACACAAGAAATTCTATGGAGATATGGTAAGATATTATTTCAAGTTAAGTCTGAGCATGGTGCTATTTCCTACTATATAGAGGAAAATAAAAAGAAAGTAAAAATTTCCAGATATTTGATTTTTCCTGTAAATTAGAACTATGGCAGACAATGGTTTCACACAGAAAGAGATGCTCCAATTAGTGCTAAATAAATTAGATGATCTAGAAGATAAACTAGAAAATAAATTGGACAAATCAGAGTTCTATAAGGTGTTAGGGATAGTAGCTACTTTTATATTAGTTATTGGCTCTTTAATGATGTAATGAAAGCAACAGTTAATCTTAATCAAGTCTTACAGGGTGGTTTAGCTGCTTTAGTAGCTTGGTTGTTTCAAACAGTTAATCAATTACAGTCACAAGTTGCTGTATATATGGTACAAATACAAAAACTAGAAGAAAATATTGTTGGTTTAGCTATGAGAGAAAGAGAACTAAACTCTGCTTTAACAGATGTTCTTATTAAGCTTGGTGGCTAATGATTGAATTTTTAGTTGTACTCTGGTTAAGTCTTAGAAAGAATAAAAAAAATGTGTAAATGCACAATACTTTGCTGTGGTTGTTCTTTGCATTGTAAAAATAAATAATATTTAAGTTATACTGCTTTTATGGATTATATAGATGATATGTCTTTAGCTCTACCTAATCAACAACAGGTAGGGGAATCTAATGTAGATTTTAAGAGATTTCAGTATTATTTAGGCTTAGGTGCATCAAGATCCTATGAAAAAGTTTCCAATAATTTCACTATTACAGATAGAAGAGTAAAGCAAATAGCTGTTAAACATCAATGGCAAGATAGGATAAAAGCTATCAATAGAATGCTAAATGAGCAGATAATTAATGAAGTTTTAGCTCAGGTTGGAGAAACTGCAAGAGATTTAGCTGATGAACTTAAACCACTTGTTTTTAAGATTATTAATGAAATAAATGAAAGAGATTTAGCTTCTATGAATCCAACTGAACTTAAAGGAATATTAGATGTTTGCTACAAGATGGTTAGTCAGATTTATGGCTTAGGAAGTCCACAAGTACAAGTAACACAAGTTGAATATCCACAAATTAAGTTTAAGTGGGATTGGGAGCAGGATGATGAGCCAGATTATTAATTATTATAAAGAATTAAAATTAGGATCTAAGGAAACAAAAGCAAAAAATAGAGATTTAAGAGTTCTATCTCTTGGTGCAGGAGTTCAAAGTTCAACTTTATTTTATAAAATACTTAATAATGAAATTGAGCCTGTTGATTGTGCAATATTTGCTGATACAGGTAATGAGCCAAAAGCTGTATATGATTATTTGGAACATTTATCAAATCTAGCTGATTTTCCTGTTCATATAGTATCAAAAGGTAATATTATTGATGATTCTTTAGCAGTTGCACAAAAAGGAACAAATAAAGGTTTTTTAACTATGCCTGTAAAAGGTGTTGATGAAAATGGCAAACAAGTTATGGGTAGGAGGCAATGTACTAATGATTATAAAATCCAACCAATAAATAAAAAAATAAGAGAATTATTAGGAGTAAAAACATTAAGAGGTTTTAATGTAGAAGTTGTTATGGGTATTTCTTTAGATGAAATACAAAGAGCAAAAGAGCCAATAAATAAATGGCAGGTTAATTGTTATCCATTAATTGAAAATAAAATAACTAGGCATCAATGTTTAGAATATATAAAAAAACATAATTATAAAACACCTCCTAGAAGTGCTTGTATAGTATGCCCATATCATAGTAATAAAGAGTGGCTACACATGAAAGAAAATAATCCATATGAATTTGAATTTGCTGTTAATTTTGATTTAAAAATAAGAACAACAAGCTCTAATGGTGTTAAAAATTATTTACATTCTAGTTTAAAGCCACTAGGAGAAATAGATTTTAATAAATATAAAGATCCACAATATAAATTATTTGATGATGAATGCTCTGGGATTTGTGGAGTATGAGCCAGATTATTGAGGCAACTCCACCAGATCTACATTCTGGACAAATAGAAGTAATACAGGCACTAGAAAAGAAAAGGTTTATTATTGCTGTTTGTGGCAGGAGGTGGGGTAAAACTACTCTTTCCTTAGTTGCTGCTGTAGACCAAGCTCTTAAAGGTTTAAAAGTATGGGTTATCTTTCCTGTATATCCACAAGCATTAGAAAGTTGGTTAAATCTTAAAAGTTTAGTTAGACAACTACCAGAAGAATATGCAGAGATAAGAGAAGTAGAGAAAAGAATAGTTTTAAAGAATGGTGGATCTATACAGATTAAATCAGCTAACAAGCCAGAAACTCTAAGAGGTGCAGGTGGTATTAGCTTAATAATCTTTGATGAGGTTGCTTATCAGGACAAAGAAACTTGGGAAACAGTTAGACCAATATTGTCTGATAGCTTAGGTAAGGCTTTATTTATATCTACTCCTAATGGTATGAACTGGTTTTATGAGCTGTTTGATAATGCTAAAAGGAGAAAAGATTGGGCAGTCTTTCATTATCCTACTGAAAACAGTCCTAGAATTAATAAAGATGAGTTAGCACAAGCCAAAGAAGAGTTAGGCTCATTAGTTTATGCACAAGAGTTTTTAGCAGAGTTTACAGAGGTTGGACACATGTTTAAAAGAGAATGGTTTGCTTATTATGATGTTTTAGATGGAGAAGATCCAGAGTATGTACTAGAAGATGAAGTAGTTAAACATAGTGAGCTATCTATCTTTGGCACAATGGATACAGCTCTTAGTATTAAGGAAACAGCAGATTACTCAGTAATAATGGCAGTAGGATCAACTCCTAGTGGTAAGCTTTTAGTATTGGATATATTCAGAGATAGACTAGAAGCTCCAGAGCTACTACCTAAAATAGAATCAATGATTAGTAAATGGAACATGGCTTGGTTAGGTGTAGAGGATTCTAGTTTTGGTTTGGGTATTATTCAGATGGCTAGGAGGCAGGGTTTACCTATTAGAAACCTTAAAGCAGATAAGTCTAAGACTGCAAGAGCAGTTCCTGCAGCAGCAGGGTGTGAAAATGGCACTATCTACTTTTTGAAAAATGCTAAATGGTTAGTAGAATTTGAAAGAGAATTAACTAGCTTTCCATCTTCTGGATCTCATGATGATCAAGTAGATGCTCT